GGTGAAGCTAGTGTTAAGGGTTGTATCATATGTGGAATAGCATCAGAATCATCATTTGCTCTTGAGTTTAAAATAAAAGCTTTTGTTCCATCGCTTTTAAATTTTATATCAAAGTATCTAGCATTAGGTTCATAAGAATAATCATTTTCTTGTCCAATGGACATAGGTTGATTAGCCTTCATGTTAGGAGTATATTCGTTTTTTTCTGTATAAGCTCCTGTTGTCGTTGTATCTAAAGAGGTCAACATGGTTCCCCATATAGATGGACCTTTATATTTAAATTTTGATATGTCTCCAGGTTTACCTTTTATTAAAGACAATAATTTTAAAGCAAGAAGACTCATTTTTTATTATCCCATTGCTTGACCAGCGACAAATCCATACCAGATCGTACCTCCATCTGTAGAAAAGAAAACAAAAATATCTACGGCATTAGCAGTAGATGTAAGAGTAGGAGCAGTTGCGTCTACCCAATCTATAGCACCTGGCCATGTAACACCATAATTATTTCCTCCAGAATCTTGTTTAATCTTAAGAGTAAAAGCTGATACAGAACCAGAAGCAGCAGGATTAGTAAAACTAAATGTTGTAGCTTCAGATAAGGTGTGTTCAAAAACTGTGCCTGTTCTACAATCTAACTCGGTTGCGTTTGATGAAGAAGAAACTGTTTCAGCATTTTCTGTAATCCCTTGACCAAAACCCACAACACCTGCCGAACTAATTGATAGTCTAGTATTAGTGCCAATAGCTGTTGTACCAATTTTTAAAGAATCAGGATTGTCAGTATCACCATCATCCACACCCATTGTAAAAGTTTGTGTGCCACTTAATGCAAAGGATAAAAATGGATCTCCATCTGTTGCTGTATTATTTATAATTAAACCAGTTGTGCCACCTGCTCCACCTAATGTTAAACTTGTGTCTGCGGTATGAGTGATACTAATATCACTATCTGCTCCAAAATTAATAATTGCACCATCAGATTGCAATGTTAAATCATCATCTATAAACAAATCTGGAATAGATAAATTTGTTAGAGCATCGCTAACTGCAGCAGTAGAACCTCCACCATCTAGATACACTAGTTTAGTTTGTCCATTTGCAATGTTAACAGTGCTACCACTACCTTGTTTTATTGTAATTGTTTGAGAACCAGAGGTTGAGTTTTGAATAAATTGAACTCTATTGTTAGTATTTGGTAATATTTCTAATACTTTTGTAGCTGTTAAACTTCCAGAAGAAGTAACTGTAAAATGTAAAGCTCTTGCAGGATCAGTACTACCATCTGCTATAATTGTTTGAGCATCTGCGTCTGAAGAAAAACTTGCTTGTGTTCCATGACCTAAAGATTCTCCTATAAGTTCTAGATTTGTATTGGTCGTAGCACCCCATTGTCCTGATTGTTCTCCAGTTGCAATTTCTTCTAATCTAAGATTGTTAACATATGTACTTACCATATTATTTACCCTTATGCTGCTTCATCTTCCCAAGTCGTACCTGAACTTGGTGTTATTTCTGTCCAAGTCGTACCTGAACTAGGCGTTGTTCCTGCCCAAGTCGTACCTGAACTTGGTGTTGTTCCTGTCCAAGTTGTTCCCGGACTAGGCGTTGTTCCAGACCAAGAAACATCTGAACTTGGTGTAACAGTTGCCCAAGTTGTTCCCGGACTAGGCGTTGTTCCAGACCAACTTGTGTTAGTTGTAGGAACAATATTTACCCAAGAACCTCCCGGATTAGGCGTTGTTGTTACCCAAGAACCTCCCGGATTAGGCGTGATCCCATTCCAACTATTACTAGGAGTGGGAACAATGTTCGTCCAAGAATTACCCGGAGCAGGTATAATATTTCCCCAAACTAGCACATTTCCTACAAAAGTGCTAGAAGAAATTCCTGTTAAAGAAATAGAGGAACCAAAGTCAACTGTAACAGAATTTGTAGCAGTTGTAGCAGTTACCCCCAACACCGTAGGACGTATGTGAATGCTTATAGAAACACTTCCAACAGAAGAAGTAGTAGCTACTCCTGTTACATTTACAGAAACATTTTGAGTAGTAGCTACAGTTACATTTCCAACTTGACCTGTAGGAATGAGAGCAAAGTTAGCAATGTCTACTAAGACTCCTTGGCCTTCAACAACAGTTGCACTTCCAACATTACTGGTTGCTGACGCACCATTTTGAGTTTCAAAGGTATTTCCAACTTGACCTGTCGAAGAAACACCCGTTACAGAAACATCTTTAGAAATACTAATGCTAGGAGTTCCAACTTGTGTAGTGGCCTCTGCTCCACCTAACATCTCAAAGGTATTTCCAACTTGACCTGTCGAAGAAACACCCGTTACAGAAACAGCTACACCTTGACCCTCAATAATCGTTACAGCATCTGTAGCTCCAGTAGCAGCAACTCCTGTAACAGATACAGTTTCATCTATTTTTATTATAACTGTGCCTACAGCTGTTGTTCCTGCCGCACCATTTTGAGTCTCAAATGTGTTGCCTATTTGACCAGTAGCAGCAACTCCAACTAAATTTACACTACCATCCGTTTCAGCAACAGCATCTCCCGGTTGACCAGTAGCTTCAACTCCTGTTAATCCAACTCCTACATCTGGAACAGTAGCTGTACCTACAGCTGTTGTTCCTGCAACTCCTGTAAGTCCAACTCCTACATTTGGAATAGTAACAGTGCCTACAGCTGTTGTTCCTGCCGCACCATTTTGAGTCTCAAAAGTATTTCCTAACTGACCTGTTGAAGACACTCCTGTGAGAGTAAGAGAGGAGTCTGCTTCTACTGTTGCTGTACCTACAGCTGTTGTTCCTGCAACTCCTGTGAGAGAGATAGTAACATTAGAAGTAACTACTGTCGTAACAGTGCCTACAGCACTTGTTGCAAAAGGCATGGTGTTTTGATCTAAACCCCAAGCTCCACTTCCCCAAGCACCTTGACCCCAACCAGCTAAAGGAACAATTGTATCAATTACAGCAGTAGCTCCTCCTACATGAGAAGTGGATCCCACACCAGTAACGGGAACGGAAATAGGAATGGAAGCTATAACAGTGCCTACAGCACTTGTACTAGATACACCAGTAACGGAAATGGAAATAGGAATAGTAACAGTAACAGTGCCTACAGCACTTGTGCTAGATACACCAGTAAGATTAACTGTTACGTTAACAGGACCAATAGGAGCTGCTTCTTGTTTTTCTGTGGCTAAAGGAGTTTTAGCTAAAGGTGAAAAACCTAACATTTATTTTACTTTCTATACGGTTGTTACGTTACCTAGACTATCAGATAAAGCTACATTTGTGCTAGGAAAAGATCTCCCATCACCCCAAAGTATTCGTACAACTCCTTGGCCACCATTGCCTCCTGTACCTGAATAAACACTAGAATTACCTCCACCGCCTCCACCATAAAGGCCACCTACCTGCCCATCTGTACCTGTTCCTTGACCACCACCAGAACCGCCACCAGCTAAAGTGTTTGCACCACCAACTGTTCCATTTGATCCTTCACCAAAAATTCCTGTTCCTCCACCACCTGTAGATTCATATGTGGCAGTAAGCCAGCCACCGCCACCGCCTCCACCACCAGAACCAGCTGTAGGTCCGTAACTAGTAGGAAAAGATGAGTATCTATTACCACCCCAACCACCACTTCCCGAATATCCAGCTGCACCTCCACCACCAGCAGGTCCTTGTCCTGAAGAACCAGCTCCTCTTGATTGTCCTCCTGTTTGATTAGAATCACCACCAGATGCAGAACCACCAGAAATATATTGATTATATCTTCCAGGACTCCCACCAAAGGCTTGTACTGTTATAATACCCGGAAAAACTGCTGCACTTGTTCCACCTGCTGTACTTCCTGAAGAATAAGCTCCAGAACTTCCTCCAGCTCCAACTGTTATTGAATAAGAAGTTCCTGGAGTAACAGAGACACTATTTCTATACGCTAATCCTCCACCACCTCCTCCATTCATTCTGTAAGAATAGCCTGAACTACTAACATTATAATACATTCCTCCACCACCTCCCGCAATGGTAAGTACGCTAACACTAGTAACACCATCAGGAACTGTCCAACTGTGGCTACCTACGGTTGTAAATTGAACTTCTCCAACTGCTAAACCTAGGTTATTATTTAGATAAGGAGATTTAACATCCCAAACACCTGTCTTGGTGCTTGTCCAGTTGTGAAGAAATCCAACAACTCCACCATTAAGTCTGTAACCTTGACTCATTTTTTATTCCTATGATATAACCTCGTAACTTATGCAATAGGCCAAAGAACTCAATGCCGATGCTTGTAAATTAAGAGCTTTATCTTCTGTTAAATAAATTCTCATATCAGCGGAAATAAGAACTAAATTAGTTTTGTTAGGAACCGTAATTAATTTAGCAATAAAATTAGCTGACGCTCCACTTGCAGTTGATATAGCCATTGAAACATCTGCGTCATTACTACTATGCTCATTAATAATAACAACGCTATTTACTTTTACTATTGTGTTACTACTAGCAGCATTCTCAAGATATTCGGTTAAACTATTTGAGATAGATCCATAAATTGTATGCCCTACAATTGATGTTGCTGCTGCTATATTTGGATTTGCCATTTAAACTTCCTCTATGTCTACTTCCTCTACGCCTACTTTCTCTATTGTACACCCTGTCCATCCTGCCCAGTAATCTGTCATGACAGGCAAAGCTTTTATTGGTTGTACAAGATCATCATCATATACCATTTCTTTTGCTTCAGAATCAGACTTTCCACCTGCTTTTAATTTAGCTACAGCTGTCTCTCCTAGTTTATCGATATCATCTATAACTACATGAACTGAAACTTTATAAGTCATTTTTATACCCCATATATTAAAGTCATAGCTGTTTGATATGAAAAATTTCTAGTTGCTGCAGTAATGAATACGGTAGAAGTACCAGATAATGTAATTTCGCTAGTGGTTCCTGCTGTTCCACTTACTAAAGTTTGTTCTGCATTTCTTGTCAGAGTAGTTCCTGAAGCTGTATATACTCCAGTTCCTATTTCAAAATTGTCACCATTCTCTATAACATATCTTACTGTATCTCCATCAGAAATGCCACCTTCGGAGAAATCATAAAATCCATCTTCAGGAGAGCCTAGTGTTATAGTTCCTGTTCCAGTTGTTGAAGTTGCTACTTTAACTCTATTTGCTAGTGTAGACATTAAGCAATTCTAATTATCGCATTACTCGAATCAGCTGTTGGGAAAACAATTTGAAAATCACCAGAGCTTGATGATTTATCTGCACCAAAATCTAAAACTAGAACTGCATCTGTAGTACTACTTCCACCTGCTGTTTGAGTGTTATAGATAATACAACCTCTGGCAGTAATCGTAGAAGACCCATATGTTTTATTTGCAAAATCTGTAAACGCAGTAGTTCCTGACGAAGTAGGCGTTACATTTGTTAATGCTCCACCACCAGTAGTATAATCACCAGATGCACCTACTTGATTATTATCTGAATAATCTGTTACAGATGCGTTCATTGTAGTACCAGAACCACCAAAACTACCTTGTGTTGGTTCTGCACTATTTGTAAAAAGGGCAAGTTTAAAAGTATCTTGACCGTTTGTAAAATCGTGTTTGCCTTGAAGAAGTTCTACTTTAAAAGACGTACACATAAAGTTTCCACTGAAAGCCATTATAATCTCCTTATTAGTTCAGCTAGTTTAGGATGACCTGCACCCCTAATTGCATTATATACTGTTGTTCTATCACTTCTAATAGCTTCTTTCATATAAAATGCAACTACCTTTTCCATATCTTTAGCATACGCTCTTGCTTGATCTCTTAACACAGGGTCTACATTATCAGATATAGATATTAATTTTTTTACACAATCCTCTGCTACTTCCTCTGGAGTAAAACCTCTATTGTCAGTTGTTTTAACACCAACAATAGGTCTATCTTTTGGTAAATCCATTTTTAAATTAAACATTATTGTTTCTGCCTAACTACTCTTCCTACAGTGTATTCTTCTGTTGTTTCTTTTGCCTCTCCTAACATTTTTATACCCATAAGGGCCTCTTGGAATTTTTGATTATACATACCCATAACATCTTGTTCTCCTTTCATAAAGGTATATGCCTCAATTAAAGAACCATAAAGAAGTGCTATTTCTGCATTTATACTTAGCCAAGTTGTGCCACCATCTGCTCCTGCTGTTAAACTAGCAGGACGATAAAAATAGTGAAGTTCTCCAGTATAAGTAGTACTAGGAGTAGGAGCTAATAAAAAATTACTAACATCAAAAACAGCATAATACTTTGGAACCCCCGTAGTAGTCGTATCTGGTGTATAAGTTTGCAAAAAACTAACGTCTTTAAATTGAATAAAAACTTTGTCTCCATCGGATCCAGTAAAACTTAAAGAATAAGGAGCTAAAAAATCAGAAGGACAAGCATAATATTGGTTATTCGCTGTAGCATTCGCTGTAGCATTTTTTCTAAAAAGATTTAGTTGAACACTTTTTAAAATTCTTTCTTCAGCTAATCTAATAAACGTAGGAAGATTTGTAACAAAAGTAGTCTCTGTGTTTTCAGTATAATCTTGAATAGCTGTTTTCAATTGTGTGTATGTGAAACTCATGGTGTATTTGCTTGACCTCCCATGCCACTGTGATTTGTACAATAGTAATACAATGTTGGCGCACTACTGGCAACTGTAATTTGAGTGTAAGCTCCTGAAGAACCAGGTGTCCCATTTGTTGTCACTCCTGTTGTATACTCACTACCCCCGCCATGTGTTCCATCTGAAGTAGTAGAAAAACGAATAGGATGACTACCATTACTAGAGTCAGATTGATCAAAACGATATGTGCTTCCTTCAGATAAATTTAATGTTGGAGTCAACTGTCCATCTATATAGTATTTATTTCCACCACCATATGTTCCCACAGTTACAGTATATATCGTAAGATTTGTAGTAACAGAAGTATTACCAACACTTATAGTAGCTCCTACACCACTTACAGAAGTTTCAGTAGCCCCAATGTTTATAGTTACAGTACCTACTGATGTTGTTGCACCACTACCAGCAACTGTTACATTACTAGCATTATTAATAAGTGTTTCTACTGAAACAATTCCACCACCACCTCTTGAATTTGCTATAGTAGATTTTTGAAGATACTTTTTATAAGAGCTGAAATTGTTAAACATATATACATTCATGGTATCTTGAATGTATTGAATTTGAGCAGAATCACTATTTAATCCACTATTCCAATTAAGATAAGCTAAAGAATCTCTAACAGAAAGATCATTATTTCCTGTAACATCTCCCAAAGGTCTTCCACTAATCGCTTCATTATTTTGAAACAATGTCATTTGATTATCTGTATTTATTGAAACAGATGCTGCAAGAATACCAACGCTTACCATATTATCGTATTGAGTGGTAGTTGTATTAACTGTGCCTTCTGTTACTGCCTCTACTGTAATTGTATACTCATCAGTTGAAGTAACAGTAATTACAAAACCTTCATTTCTATTTAAAGTATTTGCAAAAAAATCTTGAAACGATTGAGCATTTGAAAATCTAACTCTATCACCAGATGTTCTACCATGCCCAGGTTCAATAACTGTTAAAACATTAGAGTCTACAGAAGAAGCAAAGAATGGATCAAACTCTAATAAAATTTTGCTTTTTTCTTCAGAAATCTCTGGTCTTGCGTTTCTTAAAGCTTGAGGATCTATTACTTTTTTTCTTGTAAAGAGTTGAGGATGCTTTGGCTCAAACTCATCTGGTCCAACCAACAAACCATTCCATTCCTTTTTCATATCTTTTAGTCGATATCTAAATCCAGACCTATCAGATATGCCATATGCTTTATTTCCTGTTGCAAATTTAACCAACTCTATAAAACCCCAAATCTGGACTTATTGTTGTAGACGACCTATCTCTATCTTCTACAGCGGCTCTTTGAAATTCTTCTTCATATACAGATTTTAGTAATTGAACTCTTTCTGGAGATCTTTTTATAGCTATATAGTACGCTAATCCTGCCGCCAAACATGGATAAAATCTAAAAGGTACTTCTAAAGTATTTGTATACGTATCTGCATCATTCATTCTTGTTAAAGCATCATAGTAAATAACGTCTGTACTATTTTCTGGAACAGGCCAAAGTTTTAAATTAGGTGTTAATTGTCTATCTAAAAAAAACTGACTAGGTCTTCCTGTAGTAGCTTTATTTGGAATAGAGAGATAAGCATCTCTACTTATTCTATCTAAAGAATAGTAAGTTCCATCTCTTAAAATTGACAAAGAAAGAATATCTATAATGTCAGTTAATAGTGAGTATTCTGATGTACCAGAAGTTAGAGATTGAGTCCTTTGAGAAATAGTCCACTGGTTCAATCCTCTATTAGACCAATCAAGTAACATAAGATTCAAAGACCTTTTAGCTGTTTTTAAATCGTATCCTGTTCTAACAGTTAAACCACAACGTTCAAACGCTTCTTCAATATATTCAGTTACATTAAGTTCAAAGTCTGTGCTTCCAGAAAGAGTCATTTTATTTTTCCAAATTTGAAATTTGTATGTTTGATCTTTTTATAAAATCTTCCCATAAAGGTCTAATCATTTCATGATTAGCGTTAACTTGAATAGCCATCACCTCTGTTCTTTTATCAACAGAAATTAAAGTGGCGACTATCCAAGCAATCGCACCAAAACTACATGAAACCGTTAAACCTATTATGATTTCCCTAGTCATTAGCCAAAGAAACCTGTAATAGAGTCGATATTCGTTAGTGTTACATGGCACTCATCATCAAAAATCATTCCATGATCAGGAATGGTTATTTGATTATCATCTGATTGATGAAATACCATAGACAACAGTGTACTACCACCACTTCCATTTTTAAACACAACAGCAGGAGAGCCACTAGCTTCTGTTTTTACGTAAAAAGCTTTTAGTCTTGTTCTCCCACCTTGAAGTGTTCCCGTTGCAGTAGCTGTCTTAGCAAATATTGAAGCAGCCATAGTTACCTCCTATTAAGATGCTACGTCATAGCCGGTAATTGTAATAAGTATTCTACCCGCAGTATAATCGGCATCTGTTGTTGAACCTGCAACTAGGTAAAGATATTGATCTGCTGCAATATCGCCACCAGCGACCAAAGTACCTGCTGCCAAATCACCTGAGTCAATAATCTGAGTTTCAGTTAAA